TCCACAGTATCATTCGGGACATCGAAGGATAAGGCAATTCTGGGAGACTTTCAGAGAGCATTTAAGTGGGGCTATGCGAAGCAGGTAACACTGGAGGTTATTCCTTACGGCGATCCGGATAACAGCGGAAAAGATCTGCAGGGATACGGCCAGGTATATCTGAGAGCACAGACATACATCGGATTCGGAATCCTTGACAAGACAGCCTTTTCCATCATCAAGTCTGCAACGTAAGGAAGAGCCCGTGAAAAGATATCGGAATATTGACACCGGAGCAATGATCGAAACACATAACACTATCCGGGGAGAAAAATGGCGGGAGGAAAAAACTCCCGCCGTCTCGCCGGTTAAGAACCAGGCAAAGAAAAAGGCGGTGAAAAAGGAATGAACGTATACGCCACAACCGACGACATGACTATGTTATGGAGAGCGATGACTCCGGAGGAAACCCAGAGGGCAGAGGCGCTGCTTCCAATCGTGTCAGCGTCTCTACGGACGGAAGCGAAAAAGGTAGGAAAGAATCTGGACGAAATGATAAACGCAGATGAAGACCTTGCCATGGTGGCAAAATCCGTGACCGTGGATGTGACAGCGAGGACGCTGATGACATCAACAGACCAGGAACCAATGACGCAAGCATCAGAGTCGGCACTGGGATACACGGCAAGCGCCACATTCCTGATTCCGGGAGGCGGACTCTTCATCAAGCGGTCAGAACTGGCCAGACTCGGGCTGAGAAGACAAAAATATGGAGCAGTGGAAATGTATGGGATTGATAAAAGGAATAACAATCAAACTGTATGAAAAGACGCAGACGGGGACGGACGGATTCAACCGTCCGATATACAAAGAGACTCCGGTTGACATCGAGAATGTGCTCGTAGCCCCTGCATCCACAGATGACATCATGGCGCAGAACAACCTTTCAGGAAAAGAAACGGTGTATTCGCTGGCAATCCCGAAGAGAGACACACATGACTGGGAAAACAGAACAGTGGAGTTTTTCGGGAAAAAGTGGGAGACGATAGGAGCACCACTTGAAGGAATTGAAAAGCTGATTCCACTGGGGTGGAATAAGAAAGTGACGGTGAAGAGGTACGGCCAAAAAAGTGAAAGTTAAGCTGAACCGGGCAGGAGTCAGAAACTTATTAAAGTCAGAAGAAATGATGCAGATATGTAAAGACCATGCATACGCCACGCAGGCAGCCCTGGGAGCAGGCTATGAGGTTACATACCGAAGTGGAAAGAATAGAGCAAATGCTGAGGTGGCAGCAGTATCAAGAAAAGCGAGAAAAGAAAACTCGAAGGACAACATCATATTGAAAGCATTGAGGTGACAGGATGATTGAAAAAGTAGTTCTGAAATTTTTGAACGAGAATATGAGTGTACCTGCCTACATGGAAGAACCGGAAGAACAACCGGAGAGATACCTGCTCATCGAAAAAACATCCGGAGGAAAAAGAGACGGACTGCAGACGGCAACTCTGGCGATACAGTCCTATGCCCCAACTCTGGAGCAGGCAGCAGAGCTGAACGAGGAAGTGAAGAACGTTATGGAGGAAATTGAAAACCAAAATCCGGTAAGCAGGGCAGCACTCAACACAGATTACAACTACACGGACACAGTCACAAAAAGATATAGATACCAGGCTGTGTATGATTTTATTTATTATTAACATAACAGGAGGAAAAAGATGTCAGATACAAAAAATGTAACGACAGGCAAGCCTAAAAAAGGTGGGGCAATCTTCAGAGCACCACTCGGTACTACGTTACCGGTAGATGCAAAGTCGGCTCTGGATCCGGAATTCAAAAGCCTGGGATACTGCTCCGAGGACGGGCTTGTGAATAGCAATTCGCCGGAGAATGACCAGGTGAAAGCATGGGGCGGAGACACCGTGCTCGACACACAGACCGACAAGCCGGACACTTTCCAGTTTACACTCATCGAAGCGATGAATGTGGAAGTCCTGAAAGCTGTCTACGGTAATGCTAATGTGACAGGAGAGCTGGACAAAGGAATAGCAATCAAGGCAAACAGCGACGAACAGGACTATTGTGCATGGGTTGTCGATATGATCCTGAAGGGCGGAGTCCTGAAAAGAATCTGCATCCCGAGCGCAAAGGTCACAGAAGTAGGAGATATTACCTATACAGACGGTGATCCGGTAGGATACGAGACCACAATCAGCGCCGTACCGGATACGGACGGACAGACACACTATGAATACATTGTGAAAGGATCAGGTGAATAGCATGAAGACGATAGAATTGAAAAACGGACTGAAGCTCGAGATGGATGAGAATACCATGGATAACATGGAGCTTGTGGATACCTTGGCAGAGGCGGCAGACGACGATCCTCTTGCAGTGTCCAGAATGGTAAAGCTGGTACTTGGAACGAAAGGACGCAAAAAGTTATATGATTCTTTGCGGACCGAAGACGGCAGAGTGCCCGTCGCAGCAGTGAGCGATGCGATAAAAGAGATTTTTGAAGCGTTCGGAGAAAAAGGAAAAAACTGATAACCCTCGCCGGCATGATGGCGACAGACAGAACAGCCCTGATCTGTGATTTGGCTGAAACATACGGAGTATTAAATTACAGAGAGCTGCCAGTGGAAACACTGGCGGCTCTTTCTGCTGGGTTGAGGGAAAATTCAAGGATAAAGATGAAGCTGGCAGGGATAAAGGTGGAATCAGACATCATGCTCCTGGCGGCAGCAGTAGACCGGCTCACATGGATTGCATGGACAAAGACAAAAGACGCAGAAAAGGGATTGAATAGGCCGAAGTCAATCCTGGCATCGATTACAGGAGAAAAAGCGGAAAGCAATATCATGGCATTCGACACGGCTGAAGAATTTGAGGCGGAGCGAGAAAAAATCATAGGAAAGGGGTAAAAAATGGCAAGCGGCACAGAATTAGCGAAAGCCTATGTCCAGATTATCCCATCCGCAGAGGGCATCAAGGGAAAAATCACAGAAGCGCTCGGAGGCGAGGCAGCATCGGCTGGACAATCTGCAGGAAAGAGCATCGGAGGAAACCTGGTCGGGACGCTAAAGAAGGCTCTTGTGGCAGCAGGAATCGGCACAGCAATCAAGGAAAGCATTGAAGAGGGAGCCGCCCTGGAGCAGAGCATCGGCGGTATAGAAACTCTGTTCAAGGACAGTGCAGATACGATGAAGCAGTACGCCTCTGATGCGTACAAGACAGCTGGAATGTCTGCAAATGAGTACATGGAGACAGCCACCGGGTTCGCTGCATCATTACTGCAGGGGCTCGGAGGAGACACGGCGAAAGCGGCGGACATTGCAAATATGTCCATCACGGACATGTCAGACAATGCGAACAAGATGGGTACCGATATGGAGTCCATCAAAAACGCATACGCAGGATTCTCAAAGCAGAATTACACAATGCTGGACAACCTGAAACTCGGGTACGGAGGAACGAAGTCCGAGATGGAGAGATTGCTGGCAGACGCTCAGAAGCTCTCCGGAGTCGAGTATAACATCGACAACCTGTCGGATGTGTACAGTGCAATCCATGTGATACAGGAAGACCTTGATATTACAGGAACGACAGCGAAAGAGGCGGCGAGCACATTGTCAGGCTCACTGTCCTCAATGAAAGCGGCATTCACGAATGTACTCGGAAACCTTGCACTCGGCGAGGATATAGGCCCATCACTGGAAGCTCTGACGGATACAGTATTTACATTCCTGACAGGGAATCTGATTCCGATGGTGGCAAATGTCATCAGAGGAGCTCCACAGCTGCTGTCTGGAGTACTGACCGGAGCAATCCGGATGCTGAATATAGCATCAAACAATGCGGATGAAATCGTACAAAGCGGTATAGAAATCATATCGGAACTGGCGAACGGGACACTGGCAGCAGCCCCGTATTTGATAGAGGCGGCGGTCAGGCTTGTAGCATCACTCGGAAACGCACTCATAAATGCTGACTGGGTGACAATAGCGAACAACTTCATAACCACGTTGCGAGACAATATGGACATCGCAGCGGGTGAAATTTTAGGGACAGACGGGAACATAATCCAGTCTGTTTTTTCGTCCATAACAGAAAAACTGCCGGAAGTGCTGAACAAGGGAGTGGAAATCATCAGCAATCTGGCGCTCGGAATCTTGCAGAACCTGCCCACTATCATCTCATCCATGGGAACGATACTGACACAGCTGGTGGCGTTTATATTGCAGAATCTGCCTACTATCTTAGAGGCTGGAGTTACGCTCATCAGAAATCTGGCGATGGGAATCTTGCAGAATCTGCCTGAAATCATAGCGTCCATTTACACGGTACTGATCAACCTGATAGCGACTATTCTGAAGTACCTGCCTACCATATTACAAACAGGAATCAAACTGATTGCACAGTTGGCAGCAGGACTGATACAGGCGATTCCTCAGCTCGTATCGAAGATACCGAGCATCATTTCAGAGGTAAAATCAGCGTTCTTGTCGTATGACTGGCTGAGCCTTGGAGCAAACATCATCGAAGGAATTGCGAACGGAATAAAATCCGGAGTATCAGCGATCGTTGATGCAGCGAAGAATGCGGCAAAAGCAGCGCTCGACGCAGCAAAGGATTTTCTGGGAATAGCGAGCCCGTCAAAGGTGATGAAGAAAGAAGTGGGACGATGGATTCCGGCCGGAATGGCAGAGGGAATCGCCGAGAACACGAAGCCAGTGACCGATGCAATGAAACAGCTGACTAAAGAAACAGCAGGAACACTGCAGACAGACCTCGCAGTCAGTTTGAACCAGGGACAGAGAAAGCTGAACCAGGAAACAGAACAGGGACAAGATACGGCAGCAGGCGGTTACAACCAGACAGTAAACATCTACAGCCCACAGGAGCTGTCACCGTCAGAAGTGGCACGGCAGACGAGAAACGCCACGAAGAATATGGTGCTGGCTTTGAGAAAGGGGTAACGCATGGCAAGATCAATCATATGCAAAAATGAGGATGGTATGGAGGTGTCTTTTTCAGACACCTTCAGTCCGTTCTTACTGGAGGATTGCGATGGCATCTATACAGTAAAAAATACAGTCACCACATCGGAGAACACAATGACGGACGGTTCCACTTATCAAGGCTCGACAACACAGATGAGGAACATCGTGCTGACATTGCGAGACCATCCGAAAGCAGATCACCAGGAGAACAGGTCGCTCTTATATAACTTATTCAAACCGAAGTCTCCGGGGACGCTGGTATATCTCGAAAATGACAAGGCAGAGAGCAGGTCCATTGAGTACTATGTGGAGTCTATCGACATCGATGGAGCGAACAGGGCGAGACAGGCGACGATAAGTCTGTTATGTCCGGATCCGTTCTTTGTGGCTCCGAGCGATATCACAGTAACGATGGCCGGATGGATATCATACTTTGAATTTGCACACGAATTTCCGCCAGAAGGAGAGGAGTTCGAGGCGAGAGTAGAGGAGAAGCTGAAGACCATCGACAACACATCAGCGGCTGACAACATCGGCATGACGATAGTGATTCGGGCAGCAGGAGCAGTGACGAACCCGTCCATCTACCATGTAGAGCAGGGGGAGCAGATTACGGTGGGAACATCCGGGAAGCCCCTGCAGCTGGTAGCGGGCGATGAGGTGACTATCACAACGGGAACAAACAACAAACACGTTTACCTGAAGCATGAGGGCGTGCAGAGCGAGATCAATGAGTATCTGTCAGAAGACTCGGAGTTTATCCAGCTGGAACATGGAAAGAATACGATAGGATACTCGGCAACGGTGGGAGAGAACTACATGACGGTTCAGATTTCATACCGGTATAGATATCTGGGGGTGTGATATGGAAATACGATTTTACAACAAAGAAATGGATTTCCTGGGAGTGATGGAGAACCAGACATCACTCCTCTGGCGCCGCCGGTATAACGAGCCGGGAGAATTTGAATTGTACGCTCCGATAACAGACGACAACCTGAAACTCACAGAAAAGACGAATCTGATCTGGATGAGAGGATGCGACGAGGCGGGCGTGATAGAGGACAGGAAGCTGGAAGAAAGCGACACAAAGAACGAAATCACGGCAAAAGGCCGGTTCATTTCGTCATATATGGACAGGCGGCTCATCAAGGATACAGTAAACTTCACAGGAAAGGTGGAGGTAGCTATGAGGCAGCTCCTGAGCGGCGCTGTGCCGATCCCACGAGTGCAACTCGGAGAACTGCAGGGATTCGAGGAACTGGTCGATTTTCAGGCCACATACAAGAATCTGCTGGACTACGAGGAGAAGCTGGCAAAGAGCGCCGGACTTGGATTTCGCTTCCGGCCAGATTTCGACGAAAAGGTCATATACTTTGAAGTTTACAAAGGGGTAGACAGGACAACATCCCAGGGTGTGAACAACAGAGTCACGTTCTCGGAGAGCTACAACAACCTGAACAATACCATATACCGGGAGAATGACCAGCTGCTGAAAACAGTGGCGTATGTGGGAGGCGGAGGGGAAGGAAGCGCAAGAACCATCGTAAAGGTCGGAGATGCGACAGGATTGGACCTCAGAGAGGTTTTTGTGGACGCAAAGGACATCAGACAGGATGAACTGAGCGCAGACCAGTACAAGGCGGCTCTGACCACGAGAGGCCAGGAGAAACTGGCAGAAGACATCGTATCAAGGTCGTTTGAGTGCGACACCGGAGCAGATGTGAATTATAGGTACAAAACAAATTATGACCTGGGCGACATTGTGACTGTAAAGAAAAAAGCCTGGGGAATCACACAGGACCAACGAATGACAGAGGTTCAGGAAATTTATGAATATGGAGGAAGGAGGATCCAGCCGACTTTCGGAGACAGTCTGCCGGAGTCGATAGACTGGAGCGACACATAACATGGCAAGTGGACTTGAACATGCTTTTTTCTATGCCAGCGAGAACCATGACCGCATATATAATGCGGCAAGTTTTGAATACTGGTTGAAAAAATTTTTTACTACGGGAGTGACCTGCAGGTCACAGCAAACGATGACATGACGGTATCTCTGGCCGGAGGATATGCGAACGTAGACGGAAAAGTGAAATTTTTCGAGCAGAGTCAGAAGCTGCAGCTGGAGACAGCACATGCAACTTATGACAGGATTGACAGCATCGTGATTGAAAGAAACGACTCCGACCGGGATGTGAATGCAAAAGTAGTCACGGGAGGATATTCCAGCAATCCGACACCGCTGGTACCGGTGCGGGAGAATGGAGTGTATCAGCTCGTGGTGGCACAGATCAGCGTGGTACATGGAGCCGTCAAGATTACACAGGCGGACATTACAGACACGAGAACAGACACGGAGCTGTGCGGAGTGGTGGTCGGAACGGTTCAGGAAATGGATTTCAGTCAGTTCTCTGCTCAGTTTGACAGTTATTTTGAGAACTACAAAAAAGCAGTATATGAGGAATTTGTAGCGTTTCGGAACGATGTGGCAAGGCTGGAAAGCGAAGGACAGACAGCATATGAGGCATTCGTAGCGGCACTGAACGAAAAGGATACGGAGTTTTCCACACTATTTACCACGTGGTTCGACAGTATGAAGGGACAGCTGTCTGAAGATGCAGCAGGGAATCTACAAAACGAAGTGGACGACATCAACGATGGAGTATCCTCGAAGACGCAGACAAAGACCACGACCTTCCCGGCAGACGGAAGTATCGTGGAAACACTTGCAGATGGACGGATAAAGACCACGACCTTCCCGGCAGACGGAAGCATCGTGGAAACACTTACGAAGGCATCCGGAGAGGTAATCTGGAAGAATGTCACCACATTCGGGACAGATGGAAGCATAAAGGAGGAAAAAGTAAATGGCTGATTTGGTATATAAGGCGCACAGAGACGAAGGAGGCTGGGGTATCGCGCCACCAGATCCGTCGTTTCTGGTAATCAACGGAGACGAAGAGGTTACTTTACAGTGGGAAGTGGACGAGAAAACCTCAGTGAACGGACAGACCATCTGCCACAGCAAGGGCGTCATGATTCGGAGATCGACGGAAAAGACTCCGGAGACAGAACTGGAGGGAGAGCTTGTTATCAACTCGGCAGAGCTGAAAGGGAGCTACACAGACACAGGGCTGTCAAACGGAACAACGTACTACTACAAGGCTTTTCCGTATTCTGACCATTATGTCTACAACAGAGGAGCATCAAATATCGGGCAAGCTACACCGTCACACACAGCAAAGGTCATCATCATATACAAAGCACTGGAAGCCGTTGGGGGAAGCATTGAAGCAAAAAAAGGCAGCCTGACACATACGGCGACAGTAAACAGCCAGGGTATGGCATCCTTTGAGCTGGAGGAGGTTGGAACGTGGAGAGTCGGAGGCCAGAAGGTCACAGTGAGCAATCTTGGCGAGATGATAACACTCAACGAGATGCTTTTCGGATACGACTGGACACTGGCAGAGGCAAACACAGAAAGCAATATCACATATCCGGCAGGAGTAGACAATGCAGAGTATGAAGGTGTACCGGTGCGTGGAGCAGATGCGTCTATCGATATCGGAGACTGGCAGCAGTTCCACGACTGGCTTGGAATCAGACCGGTCATGCTGGGGTTTGACGGAGAAGTGCTTCAGGAACTGAACGCAAAGAACCAGACACTCACAGCGACAGGAGCATCTTCCAGTGTGGCAGATCAGAGCGTGAATGCGAACGCCATGGTGGAATTTCCGAAAAGATACTTCAAGCGGTGGACAGACGAGGAAGGAGTCGCACATTTTAGAGTATCAAGACTGAAGCTTGGAGCAGACTGGAAGTGTTATCCCTGGATGTACGGAGACACGGAAGCGACAGCGTTTGAGAATGATGCGATATATCTGCCGATGTTTGAAGGTTCCTCCATATCGTCAAAAGTGAGGTCGGTGTCGGGGAAAACGCCGATGAATACGCAAACAGGAGCCACAGAGTGGACGCAGATACAGGCTCTCGGAAGCGGATGGATATTCGATGATTATTGCGACGCCGCAATGATTATCGACTACATGTTTATGATGGGAAAATCCACGGATGTACAGGCGCACTGGGGAAACGGTCACTATACAGGAGGAAGCCAGGCATCACATCTGCACAAAACAGGCTCACTGGTAACTTATGGACCATATTATGGCGGAAATGGGAACACGAACATGAAATTCATGTGGTTAGAAAACTGGATCGGTGATAGGTGGGAGAGAACATTCGGAGTCTGGTTCATTAACAGCATTCTTTATGTGAAAGATTTTGCCCCTTATACGGTGAACGGTGATGTGACGAACTACAAGAACCTGGGGAGAGGAATCGGAGGAACATCTGGAGGATACATTTCAGAAGTGACTTATGATGAGCACGGTATGATTCCAAAGACGGCAGCAGGCGCACAGAACAAGTACGTGCCGGATGGATGCTGGTTCGCTAACGGAACGAATTTCCTGATTCGGAGTGCGTCTTGCGACTACTCGTTTCGTGTCGGCGCAGCCTTTGGCGTGGCCAGTCCGTTCTCGGACTCGAATTGGGGCATCGGCCCGTCGCCTGCTTATAAAAATACCCAGGCAGGAGCGTAGCGACAGGGGGGACCGGGGGATCGCCCCCGATAAACCTGGAACAAATACAAAAGTAAATAATCAAGGAGGAAAATCTAAGGGGCTTGTCGGAGCGGTGCCTTTCGTCCTGATCCGGAGTGCGACAGCCCCATATCAGTCTGCACGGGTGATATCAAAGTGGATTCGGAAGGATAAGAAAGGAACGAAGTACTGCCTGCAGATGGACCTGCACCATTGCTATCCGTCAGTAGACCAGGAGGTATTGATTCGGATGTATCACAGAATCATCAAGGACGATGATTTCAATATCGAAAATGATAAGGTGATACGTGCGACAGACGAGGGACTTGCCATAGGAGCTCCGACATCGTTCTGGCATCTGCATTTCCTACTCACTCCATTCGACCACTGGTTAGTGACACAGGACGGAGTAGAGCACTATCTGAGGCATGCAGACGATATCATTGTGTTCGGTTCAAACAAGAAAAAGCTGCACAAGGTTGAGCGTGATGCGATGGAATACATCCGAGAAAACCTGCACATGGAAGTGAACCATAGCCACCAGGTTTTTCCACTGGAATGGAAGGACAAGAAAGGCAAAAAGCACGGACGACCGCTCGATGTATGCGGATATCTGTTTTATAAAGACAGGACCATACTCAGAGAGGCGAGAATGCTGGGGATAACCAGGAAGGCAGCGAGAATCGGAAAGAAAGAAAAGCCAACCGTTAAGGATGCAAGACAGATGACCTCACAGATGGGATGGCTGAATCACAGCGATACATACAATATGTATCTCGAAAAAGTAAAGCCGTCCGTATCAAAAAGGCGCATGAGGAAAATCATCAGCAAGCACCAGCGCCGAGAAAATGAAAGGAGAAGACAATGCGGTATAAAACAATCGAGAGCTACCAGGCGGAGAGACCGTCAGAGGTAGACACTACATCCAGCAAGACGACAGTCTACATTCGGAAGAATATCCGGAGCGTAAAAAATGCAGAGGATGATGGTACCCACTGGAAAATGGAAGAGGCGGAGCTGACGCAGGAAGAATATTCCATTATGAAATCAGCGGTATATGAAGACCTCAGAGCTCGGCTGGACGCACAGGACGAGACACAGGCAGATATCCTCCTGGGACAGGCAGAGATTCAGGAGGCACAGAACAGCCAGGACGAAACACTTGCAAACATTTTGCTGAATCAGATGGAGGGAGTAAACAATGAGCAGACTTTATAAAACGGTGAAAAGATACTACGACAAAGGAATCTATGACAAGGAGAATGTAGCCACATTCGTCCGGGCAGGAAAGCTCACGCCGGAAGAATATGAAATGATTACAGGAGAGGTATACGAGGAGTGAACAGTGACATGGCTAATCTGGAGATTATTGACATGCTATGCGAGATCAATTCGAGGCTCGCCTCTCTTGTAAGCAGGATGGCAACGGAGATCGAGCAGGCAAACATAGCGGACGAGGTGCAGAAAAGCATATTCCAAGAAAAAGAGCACTGTGAGGAGATGATGGATCTGGCCGAATACAAAATGAGGAGGATCATCGGTCATGAATGAGGTAGAACTGGCTGAGAAGCTATCGGACCATAAGCACCGGATCGGATCACTGGAGCACCGGATGGAAAAAGCAGAGAATCTGATTGAAGAAATCAGGAGCATGTCCTCATCCATCCAGCTACTGGCTCAGGAGGTCCAGAAGCAAGGGGAAAAAGTTGACAACCTTGTGGAAAAGGTGGAAAAGACAGAGGAAGCTCCGGCAAAAGCGTGGAGCAACCTGAAAACCGTAATTATCACAGCCATCGCTACAGGAATTATATCTGCAGCGATGACTGCAATTTTATCAATTATTTAAGGAGGATACGGAGATGAAAGGTATTAACTGGAAGAGAAAACTGACAAGCAGAAAGTTATGGACAGCAGTTGCGTCCTTTGTGTCCATGATGATTGTAGCAACGGGAGGAGCTGAGAACACCGCAACACAGGTCACAGCCCTCATCATGGCCGGAGCATCCGTGGTGGCATACATCATCGGAGAGGGGCTGACAGATTATGCAAACACCGGCACAGAGGATCAGGAAGATCAGGAGTAACAGAAGGGAGGTATCAGCCTCCCTTTTTGGGTATGAAAGGAGAAAAATATGAAAAAGCAACTTTTATATGACGGACCGGATATCTCGAAACATAACGGCCAGGTTAATATGAAGAAAGTCAGAGATGCAGGAGCAAAGAGAGTCGGCATCAGAGCGGGATACGGAAAGGGAAACGTAGATCAGAAGTATATCGCAAACGCTGAGGCATGTTTCAACCTGGATGTGGCACCACTTCTGTATTGGTTCAGCTATGCATACACAAAGGAAATGGCGAGAAATGAGGCACTGGAAGCGATTAAACAGGTGTCAAAGTACTGGAAGAGCTGTCCGATTGCCTTTGACTTTGAATATGATTCCGTGAACTACGCAAGAAAGAATGGAGTAGCAATCTCAAAGGACAAAGCGACAGAGTTCGCCATTGCGTTCCTGCAGGAGGTTAAAGATGCGGGATTCATTCCGGTGCTATACACCAACAAGGACTATGCAGACCGTTATTTCAGTATTTGCGACATCGCAACAGCACTCGGAGGCATATACATCTGGTACGCAAGATACACAGGACAACTCACGGGAGCAGAGGAAGGACTGGCCGATATCTGGCAATGCACATCATCCGGCTCCTGGCCGGGAATCAGTGGAAATGTCGATGTGAATCATTTCTATAGCGACCTGACCACAGAGAAAGCCGACAGGGAGCCGAAGGTCAACCTGAACATCCTGAGCTTCCAGGTCGCATGTAACAAGGACGGAATCAAGGGAGCGGACGGAAAAGCTCTCAAAGAGGACGGAATCGATGGAGCGAATACACAGCATGCAAGAAAAAGCATCAACCTGAAGGCGAAGAAAGTCGGATTCACATGGAAGGTGGGAAGCACTGGAGCTGTGGTGAAGTGGTGGCAGACACGCTGCAATGAAATCCTCGGACACAGCAACGACATTGATGGAAAATTCGGCAAGGAAACGCGAAAAGATACCATCCAGCTTCAGAAGCTGCTGAACCTTACACAGGACGGCGTGGCAGGATACAATTCTATTCAGGAAGTATTCTACAAATAGGAATACGAGGAAGAAAAAAGAAATAGTCAGACAATTATTTGATACGGGTGAGCGACAAAAATGCAGATACACATAGAAAAATAAGCAGACCTTACGCTATTGGTGATGTAGGCGTTACCATAATTGCTGTTTTAAACGCAATGAGAATTTTGAAAAAATAGGAAATGAGGTGGGAATGTGAAACGAAAACTGATTCTGTTAGTTGTTACGATTGTTTTTCTTGTAGGGTTTGGTGCCATTTTACATTCACCGCCTTCTATGATTGATGCAGTCACAGGAGCAACACCGAAGTCAAAAAAGGCGGCTCAAGCCTCCGCACAGTTGGAAGGCTC